TGAGATCCATTAGCTGCTTTAGGATTCCATGCAGATTCTTTACCATAGAGTATTGCTAAGCATTTATATTCTTTTAAGTTATAGCCTAATAGATGATAAGCATATTCTTTATAGCTTACGAATTGCATTGGTTTAGATCCACCTGCTTCAGGCATAAAGCATAGAGCTATCCCAATAGCTACTAGCACCCCCCGAGCTATCCGCTTAAGCGGCTCGGGTTGAGCCTTTGAGAGGCTCTGCCTAGTGAGCGTACCATTGGAGTCAAGCACATTAGTATAAGTCCTGTTCAGAACGGCGTGTCGTTTCATGATTACCCCCTGTGGATAACTTTTGTGGATAACTATTTATCGGTTGAGTAGAAGCCCTTGCCCTTGAAATGTGTAGCTGCAACGCCTATAACCTTGACCATAGGCTCATTGCAATAGTTACATAGCACTACTGGTCTATTGTGCCATCCATGATTGATCTCCTGATTGAGATTGCATCGTGAGCATTTGTAGTCATAGGTTGGCAAGTTAAGCACTTCCTTATCATGTATGACCCACAGCCAGAGCATCGGTCTATGTCTGCCTCAGTAGGTTCTTTGTCTAGGTGACCGTACTTTAATATGAGTAGTGGCAAGAGATCCTCTAAACGGATGATCGCGGCATACTCACGCGCATCTTCACCCTGTCCGTTGAGCCTAATAACTCCGAAGCCTAATTCCCCCGAAATGGCTGTGCGGCTTTTCAGCTGTGCTAAATATGCTTTCGGTTGAAATCCAGCGCGGGCTTTGACTTCAACATCGAACGGCACATTAACAATATCCTTGCCACTACCCCTTCCCACACATGCGCCTTGCCAGACAGTCGATAGGTACTGTGCGACTACGCGCTCTGTGCGGAAACCTCTGTGTTTTCTTGCTTGACTAGCCATTGAGCATTAAGCCCATTGTTACGCCTGCAATAAACATCACGATAATCATAGCCGTGAATAGGTTTTCTCTATCCATTGACTGCCTTGCACTTCCTGCACTGCCATGTGCCGACAATAGGCTGATCATCTTTGAACTTAATCTCAGCTACAATGTCATGAGCTTCTGTAGGTTCATTACAGAGCTGGCAGTTAATTGTGTCGAACAGTGGCACATCTTCTAAGTTAGTCCACACGCCCGTAGTCTCATCAAAATACTCTACATGACCCATCATTAGCCCCTTGCCTTTTGTGGTTGCCATTTACCATCGCTACCTACTACATACCATAAGGCCGGGCACTTAGGCTCGCCCCCTTGATGATTAACGACAGAGCACATAAAGCCACCCCATGCCTTGCCATTCTTCTCACCTTCACGCCATTGCATGTGTCCATGCTTGCATGATGGGCTTTCCTGTGCTTCACCTGTGCCCATTACAGCTGCAATAGTCTCCATAGCCTTATCTAGTGTGACAGGTGCATCTACTACGCCTTTGTAATGTCCTACAGGAGTAGTCCAATAGTCCTGATCATCTGCCTTAACATCTTGAACTGCTGGCTTTACTACTTTTGTAGCAACGACTTTGCTCATTTCCTCGCGGCTTGGTCTTTTTCCTTTAGGCGCATAACCTGCATTTGCAAGTGCTCTGCCGATTGCCGAAGTCTCGCAATTCTCCAGTGCTGAAGTCTGATTAACGCCACGGCTAGTAACTGTTTCCTCAGCGTACCCTGTTGCCCACGCAACGCCATCGCTAGCATCCTTAAATAGATACGCCTTAACAATGTATCGAGTTGCCTCGACAACCTCAAGCTCTGTTGCAATACGAAATGCTGGATAGTCCTTAATAAACTTTTCAAGTCTTACCTCCACTGGCTCGTAATCGGCTAGATTAAACATAGAGATCATTCTCCTCTGTTGCTAGTTGTCCTGCGAGTGCGCCATAGCTGCATAAGTCGATCCAGTTATCGATGTGTTGGGCTGATTGATTAGTCCTTGCAAGTTTAACCAAGACCATGATCCCTGCCACTTGATAGTCGTGAATCGGTGTTTGTAAGTATGCTGAGAGGAGCATTGCTGTGTGTTGCAGGTTATCCGCAGGATGACCGTATGAAAGCCCACGGTCACGGATCGTGTCGGTGGCTGTGAGTAAGATTTCATTAGCTCTCATTCTTGACCCTTGATGCTGCGACCTCGGTGATAGCCATCGCGTACGCCCTTTTTGTAAGCTGTTTTCTGCACATCTATGATCACTATAATAAAGCCTATAATCATGCCAATGATGCAGATTAAAAGCAGCTTGTCTGTGTTTGCCATTTCCGTACCTATCTGCCCCAATGCCCTTGATTGGGTACAGGATTAGTGTTGCATAACTGTGGCTACATTGTGGCTACATTGTGTAACGAAACGATAACGATTATCTAGGTCTGCCGTATGACTTTCCAGACACTATGAAAGTGCCGTCCTTTTCAATGTGGATTAGATCTACCTGGACTTTAGCTTTGTTGACATAGATGATAGCGAAAGCCTGTTGCCAGTTAGCAACGCCCTTCGTGTAGGCAGCCTGCTTAAAGTCCATAAGATTGCCTACCTCAACACCATGCAGGACACGCCCTATACGCCCCCCAGAAGCCTCTGAGAAGGCCGAACGCCCTGCTCTGTGGGTATGACCTGAGATTACATTCTTGCCATGCCTACGGGCTGCTTCAAGGGCTGATAAGCCCCCCTGTGGCTTGATAGGGGTATGGTCACCATGTACTGCAATCCAGTTAGGTGCGATAGGCATAGGGTTCTTATGAAAGGTAATACCTAACTCATCGAACTTCATAAACTTCTCAAAGCGAAGCTCAGGCAAAGCACCGAACGCTGGGACTTTAGCCATGATGATGTTATATAGGCGATCTGTGTGGTTGCTACGAATGCAATCTGTAACGCCTAAGTCCCAGAGAAGCTGCACTGCTTCGTTACGATCATCGTCTAGGGTCTGGGCATAAGAGCCCATGCGCCCTTCTTCCCACTTGCTTATCTGGGGTAGGTCAATCTCATCGCCGATTGTTACTACTTGATCTGGCTTAAACTTTGTAATGAAGCTTGCAAGGTTACGAGTAGCAACCCTGTCATGATAAGGAACTTGAAGGTCACTTACTACGACTATTCGCTTAATCGTCATCCTCATCTTCGTAATCGCCTAACTTCTCTGGCGGTACTTGATCTGGAAGAATCCAATGAGGGTAAGCCTGTGGCTCTGTAATCATGAACATAGCAATATCTTCTGCGAAACCTGCTCGCTTTAACGATAGGAAGTATTCATAAAGCCCAATGCAATAAGCATCAAGCTTTGAGTAGCCTTGCTCCTCTAGCGCCTTAGTTGCTTTTCTTGCCATAGCACAATGCTACCTGTCAAGCAAGATGTTATAGATCTCATCGACTCGCGTGTTGAGTCTTTTGATCTCAGACAACAGATGAGTAATTACATAGCCAGACAAGCCACCAAGTGCTGCGATGGTTGCAAGGTAGAGCGTGAAGAAGTCGGACTGTGTCACTTCTTAATGCCCATAGAAGGATCATTAGGAGATAGGTAGCGCAGTACAGGTGGAAGGATCGATGCGATACCAGCTGCAATGAGTGCCTGTGGATCTGTGACCCCAGCCGCATACATGGAAATCGCTGCTACCAAAAAGGCTCTCGCCCAAGATCCTGCTGCTGTCTTTAGTTCATTCATTACTTGCTCCTAACATAGGTACTTGAAAAAAAGCCCCGTCATTATCAGCTTCTTTTTTAAAGCTAACATGAATGTGCTTAGTGTGTTTGTTAGCCCCTGTGTACTTGCGCCACTTCCAGTTGAGAATGTGCGAGCAGATTCGTCCATCGTAAATGATGTAAGCAATACGCTTGTCTGCTTTTGCCTTGGATAAGGTACGAAGCTGATCAGCAAGATCGCCCATGATGTCGGGCTTTCCGCCTTTGAATAAATCTTTGTCCACATCAATGGCGCGAACCCAACCTTGCTCATCTGGATTATGATCAGACTTGCGAGCAGCGTGTCTTGTGTCACCGATCCAGCCATCCGATGTGCGGTCACGATCTGGGAACGAGTCATCGAACTGCTCTCGTAGCTGAATAGCCGCCTTAGATAATTTCGGCTTCATTTGGATTCAAGTACGCATGATAGTCAGAGTTTCCTTCAACCATTGGAACGTGAGACACAACACCATCTGGAGAAGTCATTTCAAGGTAATCGTTACCTTCAATGTCTTGCTTGATTTGATAAGTGTTTTTCATCTTATAACTCCGCACTTGCTACATATTGCGCTAATAGTAAATCACCAACGGCGTTTGCGCCGTCAGTTGGTCCAAGATAAATTGCAAAACTAGTATCCTGAATATAATTGGTGCTAGCGTTTTTATCTCCAGCACTTGTGATTGCATTGTAAAGTTTGGCAGATGTGCCAGTAATAGGTGAATAAACTGTGATTGTTGGCGCACCGCGCTTGGTTACCTTGAAAGGCACATAGACATAGTTTCGATCTGAACTGGTAGACGCAGCGTTCCAAGCTACTGCGTTTTGGGTTGTAAGTCCTGCTGCAAAACTTGCTTGTGCATAAGATTTCTCATAGTACCTCTGGCACATAGCCAACTCAGCCTGTATGCTTGCACCTTGATTTGCATAAGGACTTGCCTGACTTCCAACTTCTAACATAATTCCAGTTACATCGAAGTAATCTGCCGCTCCTGCTGTGCCAGTAGGGATAGCGATAAACACTAAAGATAGTTCAGTTGCACTTGAGCCAACTGTTGCGATGTAAGTAAATCGCTGCCATGATGTTGTCAAAGTTGCAGTCTGATTGATTACATTTGTTTCGCCTGTATAGGACACAGCTGAGTTTTGATCTGTTCCTGTACCACTTTTTAACTGAGCAATTAAGCCATTTGATGCTGCTGAATAGTTAGCACCTGCACGAGCGTAGAATGAAACAGTTACAGATTGTCCAGCGAAAGGAAGAGAATTGACTGTCTCTAGGTTTTGACGGATTGAATAAGAGTTGGTAGCTGAGTTGCCAGAATCGCGCTGGGATCTAATGCAATACTGAAATCCTGTTAAAGAAGGTGCTTGTCGAGTAACTGTACGACCTACCGCACCGCTTGCGTAATACCAGCGATCTGCTACATAACCAGTCGCAGTAAAAGAAGTACCGCGTTGCCAGATGTCTAAAGATCCATTCAAGATTGCGTTGCGAGTGAATGGACGAAACAGGAAGGTGTCTAGATCCTGACCAAGTGTAGAGATGGCGGTTGCACCATTCTTGACTAAATCACTCGATGTTGGTACATCGAACCCATAATTGGTCGTAGTAGTTGCCATTAGGTTAAAGCTCCGATCGCGTTAGTCCAAGTAAGTGTACCATTTACGCCAGTCCAGATAAGTGAGGCTGGCAATACTGTTTCCCATTGGGTCGTAGATAATGAGAAGTCTGTTGCTGAGATGTAGAGGGTAATCTCCACAAAGCTAGGGGTTGCTCGTAATGCGACATTCTCTACAAAGCCGTCGAACTGACCATCTAGCAAGTTAGAAGGCAAGTTGCTAATAAGCATAGGCTGACCAAAAAAGACCCCGATAAGACTGTCAAGCATCGCGCTCGGCATGTCGGGATTATCTAGGCGAAAGGTAATCGCTCCAAGTGAGCCGCGTGGATTCTTACGCAGTAGAAGCTCTCTCGTGCCGATCTGAGTAATGTCTGCAAGGTTCTTAATGTTAGAGTCGAATGAGCGCTCAAAGAGCCCGTAAGAGGCTATAGAGTCGCTATCTGAGACACTGTAGGTTGAGCCGTATCCTGTGGAGTAGCGATAGATAAGGCTGTTACGGATGCGAGCAATCTGAGTTGTGGCAGTGATAGAGGATGGTGTTGCATACGCGCCATCGATGTTAGTAAAGCCGTTTGCTGCAAGATAGTTAGATCTGTGGTCTGCATCTGCATAAGAGACATCCCCGTCCTTTTCCTCATAGATCTGACCTAATGCGCTGGTCGAGATTTCATCGACAAGTGTCTGAGATTTAGCAGAAGCACTAGCTGCAAGTGCGATCATTGTGTAGAAGCCTGAGTCAATCTCACCGATATAAGACTCGGCAGTCTCCCATGTCTGTGTTGCAGGGTAGGTATCCCAAGTTACAGTAGGTGTGACTTCTGCCCATGACAGGTTCAGGGCTGATCCTAGAATGGCTGCAATCTGTGCGCCGTCTAAGCCTTCTGCAAGTGCTGTGTTATAGACAACCT